TGCACATACATGTCTATAAAAAGTTAACTAAGTTACGTTCAAATTCCTCCTTCGAGATATTTGGGATGATGGCACGAAATAGTATATCGCGTACATTATTATATAATAGGTTAAATTCATCTTCTTTCATTTTCTCGAAAGAAATGGATTTTGGCGCATGATACCATTGTTGTGTCTCAAAGTCGTAGAGTGGTTCGCACCATCCTGCAGTGACTTGAAGTGACTTACGGAACACATCTAAGTCATTCTTGAAGAAGGATTGCTGTTGCTCGTTGAGGTATTCCCAAGAGCACCTTAACAAAGCCCAGTATTTACGATGAAAGCTGAGGTTACGAGGCAGACGGATTTCTGCCTCATAAACCTCACCAATCTTGAGCTTTTTCTTCTCGTCGTAGTCTTCATCAAACATTGGTTTCAGACCTTCGCGAGTGTTCATAAGCAACAGCTTCATACGTCAGAATGGTAGATCGTCTGTGTTATCTCCACCTTGACCGTCCTGTGCGGCAGGTGGAAATGGATTCTGATTCTGAGCGGGTGCCTGCTGTTGTGCTCCCTGACCATCAAACATATCAGTCTGCTGTGGTCCTGCTGCTGCGGCAGGTTGTGTGGCCTGTTGGCCTGCACGAAGGACGTTATAACAGCGAATATCGTTGTAGTAGCGTCCGTTGTACTCTCTCGCGTCGATGTCAAACTGAACGGTGACGTTCTGTTCGCCCGGCTGGAGGTTGAATTGTTTGATGCGGTCCTCGCCAAAGATAGAGAACGCACACTTCTTTGGGTACTGACCAGGAACCTCAATAACATATTCCTGTGTCATCCACGGATTACCCGTGCGTGCTGATACGCCAGACCTTGCAGGCATAATAGCGATAATTGTTCCAGTTAATTCCATGATAATTACTATTTATTATAATGTTTATAATCTTACTTTCCTTCTTTTATTCCATTTATAAATAAGTCGGCTAATTCATCGAAGTATCTTTCGTCTTTGAGAGCATCATCAACGGCACCAGTAATCTTGTTGGCCATAGAACCCTTCTTCATTATCAGATGATATAGATAGGAGTCAATGGTATCAAGTTCGCCACGGTTGCCAATGAGAATCCATGAGTTGACGGCATTCTTCTGACCGTTACGATGACAACGAGCCTCACACTGAGAGAGGTCTGCCATAGTCCACGGAAGATTGATGAATAGCACATTGGATGATGCAGTCAGCGTAAGGCCAACACCTGCAGCCTTGATGGAGCAGATGATAACACGACGCTCGCCAGCTTGGAAGGCATCAATAGCTGCTTGTTTCTGTACGGCATTCTGACGGCCTGTGACACAAACAGCATCAGGTATAGCTTCCACTAAACTATCCACGATGTCATGATGCTCAGCGAACACCACAATCTGCTCAGTGGAGTCTTGTATGAAACTGATTGCTGCACCAACCTTGCCTTGACCAGCTATTTTGCGGAGATTCATAAACTTCACCAAAGCCTGCATACGCATCTTCTTGCGTACCTCAGAGTCAGTGAGTTTCTTATACTCCTGCAAATATGAGCGAAGATCATTCTCGCAAAGGTCATACTCTTCTTGATTTGACAGCTCAGTGAAAACCTTTGAGCGCGTGAGGTCTGGAAGGTCTTTGAGCACTTCCTTCTTTCCACGACGGAAATAACATGAGCTATGAAGGATGGCATTCAGTTCTGAAAGATGCTTGCCGTCACCATAAGTATTGACAAAGTTACGGTAGCCTCCGAAGTCATCAATGCGTCCAAGGATGCAGAGCTGAGTAGCAAGGTCCATCGTGTCATTGACAACAGGCGTACCAGTGAGCATGTTGATATATTCTTTTCCGGCACAAATGCCCATGCAGAAACGAGCTGTTGCCGTTGAAGGATTCTTGCAGCGGTGAGACTCGTCGATGATGACTGATTTGAACTGCTTGATAACATTCTGAAAGATGATGTCTTTGAGTTTCGCGCCCTTGTCAGCCTTCACCACGAAATACTTCTTTAGAGATTCGTAGTTGACGATGACCACATCATAGAGATTCATCTGCCCTATAAAGTAGGGGAAGGTGGACTTGATGGAGTCCGTGAGAATGAGCGGGCGAAGGTCTGTGAAATTCTCGACCTCGCGCTGCCAGTTGATTTTGAGAGAGGCAGGACAGATTACCAGGCATGGTGTAGCTTTGGCCCGTGCAACAGACACGATAGCTTGACCTGTCTTTCCCAAACCCATTTCGTCGCCATTGATGCAACGTTTCATTTCAAGTGTCTTGGCAATGCCAGACTCTTGGTAGGGGTACGGTTTGTATTTTGCCATATTGTTATAAAATTGGTTTGTAGGATGCAGTGGTTATCCCACTGCACACAGGACTACGTAAACAGCCAATACTTAAATGCAAGTTCGAGATACTTTTCACGTCCACGCTCGTAGAGTTCATCACCACGGACAATCTTCTTATAGAAAACCTTGTTTGCGGTCTTTGATACGGCATAGATGAAATCCTGATTACCCATAGATGGGTCGAGAGAGTGAGTGAGGTCCATATAGAAAGCGCGTGAGCGGTCCCACTCAAAGTAATCAATGCAGTTGAGGAACTGGTCATAGGTTGTTGCTACTGTGGTTTTTAGGTCGCCACCGAACAGCCCAAGATGCCAGTCAAATTTGCACCTCGTCGGAAGGTCAAAGGAATAGCAACCTACATCGAAATGCTGTGAAGGATTTGCGAACACCTTCTGACCGACGGCATTTTTGAGAACGTAATCAAGGAAAGCATCTTTCTGAGCTGCACGTCGTAGCTTTTCAAGTTGCTTCTTTCCCCATTCCCATTCTTGTTTGGTGTATTGCTCTTCACCAACGAGATAACGGAAGTGATTGCAGTTCTTCGGCTCAGTAACCAGCCCGTCAACAAGCGTACCAAGGTGGAACGCTTTCTTCTTATCCTTTGGCTTGACGAAATCAAGTTGCGGATAGAGCTTTAGTTTGAGCGAAGTAAGGTCAGAGTTACTGACCTCACTTCTCGAGTAGTACGGGTCCATATTACTTCGCTGCAATATCTTCGACATAGAGAACGTGCTCGTCGATAACAGAAATGTCATCCTTGTTTTTGAGCTTTTCGCAGGCTTTGACCATGAATCCGAGTTTCTTGGCTAAATCTTCGAGAGACATGTTTGAACCTTCGTGCGCCCACCACATCTGAATGATGGCGAGATAGCCGTTAGGAGCATCCACCTCAATATGGTGAGAAACTTTCACCTTAACAGGAGCGGAAACAGTGGGAGTCTGGTCGAAGAGAGTCTGAGACTGAGACTGAGCCTTACGAAGTCTCTCTTCTTCCTCTCGCTTTTTCTTTTCTTCCTCAGCTTTGGCTTGACGTTCTTTCTCGGCTGCTTCTTCGGCGGCTTTCAGTTCGGCTTCACGCTTTCTCTTTTCCTCTGCAGCAGCCTTGGCCCTGGCCTCTGCCTCGGCTTTCTCTGCCACATCCTTGGCTTCCTTCGCCTTACGCTCAGCCTCTTTACGTTCGTCTTCGAGACGCTTCTGCTCTTGGAGTTCTGCAATCTTAGAGTCGAAGGTGTCAAGAATATCCTGCTTTGTCTGTGCGACAGAATCCGTGTAGGATTTCACAAGTGCATCGTGACATTCCTTGTATGCAGCATTCATAATCTGACGTGCATCATCCTCTGCAACCTCCTGAGAGTATGACGGTTTGCGCTCTGCGAGGAACTGGCCGAGTTTGATTTCAGTTGGGAAGTCTGTGATTTCCTTCTTTACGACTTTGGCATTATCGAGAGTCAGAAGCCGGAACTTGTCATTGAGTTGGTCGAGGGCCTGCGATGTCTTCTCCGTGATAATCTGATTGCAGACGGAGATAACATCGTCGTGGAGTTGTGTCTTGGCAGCTTCGATACGAGCCAGACGCTTACGCTCTTCCTCAGCCTTACGTTGCTGTTCCACCTTGAACGCAGCATATTCGTCACGTTTCTTCTGAAGCTTATAGATGATGCTTTCTTCTGACTTGGAATCAAGAAGAGACTCCATCTTTGTAAAGCCAGACTTTACGAGGTCGAACACCTGAGTAACACCCTTACGTCGCTCGGTCATTGCTTTCTTGGTGGCAGATGCTTTCTTGATATAAGAAGCAATCTGAGCATCCAACTCGTCAGTCATTTCACCGGACTGAGCAAGCAAATTCTCACCAGCTTTGATGCAGTTCTGCAAGGAAGTGTTGTTCTCTTGAATAGCGTTGGTGATGTCAGTCTTGATGGAAGCCACATTCTTTGTGACTTCCGCTGACTGCTGAATAATTACTTGTAACTGATTTTCTGCCATGATGGTTATTGATTAAAAGGGTCATCTTCCTGGGATTCTACTATCACGCCATTAGCAGGTGCGTCAGGCTGTTCGGGAGCTGCTGGCTGTTCTGATGGTTCGAGGTCCTTGTCAGACTCGAAAGCACCACCGGCACCAATGGAAAGTTTGGGGTAGCCTTTGAAAGCGTGCTTAACAGTCTTTGACTTGAGGAATCCCGTATCAATGTCAGAGCCATCAGCCTGTGTTCCGTACAAAGCGTTAGCCTTTCCAAAATTTGATTTGCCCGAGTAGGCTTTGAGCCGTAGGATTTCGTCTGTGTCGAGAACGAAATAGTCAGCAGAGCCATCGTTTTTGATGATGCGGACATAGCAGGCGATAACCTTTGAGCCTTGAGGACGTGGCAGGCATTTCTCCCAAGTCAGAGTAGGACGACCATCGGACTCACCATAACGGAACGTGTCGCAGTCGTACACCACCTTTGGAGAATCGACGGAACGAATCTGTCTTGCACGCTGACGCAGCACAATCTCGCCATAACCAGTGACGGTGATGACGGCATTACTCTGATAGATGGGAGTAGGTCGGTGATACTTTGGATCGAGATTGTTTGGGTCTTCTCCAATCTTCACCCGTCGGCACTCCAAATAACACGTCGTTGTTGTTCCCTTCTCGATGGAGAGTCCGTTGATTGCCAGGAAAAGGAAGGCAAAGTAGATAGACATTCCATCAGCCTGCTTTAGCATATTGGCATAGGAGCCATAGGTAAGCTCGTTGATGAAGAGATTCTTCTGCTCTTCAAAGAATGCCTCAGCCTTCTCAGGACCGAACTTTTGTGAATAAACCTGCACAAACTTTTCGTGTGCGACATCGGGAATCTGCTCATGAGGAACAGTCTTGATAGTTTCTAAAATGTTATTCATTGTTCAATTTGTTTTTGGTTTCCAACCATTCATTTCATAGACTTTATTCTTGGCCTCTTCCTGAGAATGGAAACGAATAAAAGGATAGACGGCCATACCTGTTGCGGTTTCGCAAATCTCAAACTCACGTCCATGCCTACGATAGTAGTATTTTCGTGAAGAAGTGGCAGCAGAATTACTGCCACTTCCATTGTTAGGCTGCATCATACCTCGATGATGGGAATTTCGGGAGCCAGCTCCTTGATTTTCTCAATCTGCTCGTCAATGAGCTTATCGCGTACTTCCTCGACGATAGCTTCTGCTTCGGGAGAAATCAGTTCGAGTACAGCGTGCTTGCCTTCAACGTGAGCAATAATCTCAATAGAGAACACTTCCGGCTGAGTACCCTTGAAGATAGGAATCTTTACAGCGAAAGCCTCGGGAAGATTGGAATCGACAACCTTGCGATATACGTCCGTAACAGAGCCGTTGTCCTTCTCTTCGCGCTCAACCTCGGTATTAACCTTGGCAGTGAAACGCTTGAGCAACGAAACAAGGCTCATGTTGGTTTCCTTCTTCTCGAAGTAGGA